CGAGGAATTTTGCAACCAATCCATACGATGATGGATCAACAATTTCCTTGGTATACATATTAACCACAACCAATTCTGGTGGTGATAAGTAGTTTCTACCACCATCCAAAATTTGAATTGAATTGATAATATTAGTTCCAGTTAAATTTATTAATCTAGAAATATTTGCTTCTGGTCTTAAAGTTTTATCCGTAGCATATTCAAATCCTTCATTAATAATTCTAAAATTGTTTAATTTTCCAATAGTAGAAGTTGTTGGGCGGATAATTGCATTAGTGCCAACACTATTAGAGGTTCCTGTTGAAAGACCAGATATAATTGGTAATCTAGAATAATTAAATCCTGGAGACACCACACTGATTTTTGCAATTGGACCAGATGCTGTTAATGAATTTGTTGTATATTCAAAAACATCTGTTTGATTTGCTTTATAATCTAATCTTTCTGGTAAACTTGTTGGTGAAATATTAAATGTAGTTGCACCAATACCAAATACCTTATATGTTCCGTTGTATTTGCTATCAATATAAACAATCTCAGAATTGTTTACAACATCTGTATCTGGTTTGATCGAAACTCCATCCTTTTCAAAGGAATAGTATAACTTCGTTGGAATATCATCATTATATGTGATTGAATATGAAGTAGATAATCCAGATGTTAGGATAGTTTCTACAACAGAGAAAGTTGATGTTGTTCCTGTTGAAACAAATTCATTACTTAGATTTTTATCATAGAAAAACTTGAACTTATATTCATCAAGTGATGTATCAGAAACATTGAATACGAGGTCATTATTTTTTGCAACTTTAATCTGTGGATTTAGTAAGCTAATTTCCTGACCTGATCCTCCAGTGCTAGCAATACTTACAATAATTGGTGGCTCTGAAATAGTATCGTTATAAGTTTCAGATAATCTAATCTTATTATCATTTACACGATAAACAAAATATCCAGCAGTGGTTAACCCAGAAGCAACTTCATCAGAAGACTTATAGAAAATCTTTTCACCAGTTACTAATCCATGAGAAGTAAGATTTATCGAATTATCAGAAGTATTTACTTTATCTGAACCAAATCCAACAGTGTTGACAAGGATCTTCTTATATGCAGAATCATATTTTATACTAACAGGGTCATCTGTTCCAAAACCAACTGAAATATTTGGTTTGACAACTAAATCAATAACATCACCACTGCTCAGATTATGGACTGTTGAAATCGAAACTTGTGTTTTAATTTTTTGGATATCTGCAGTTATCTCATTAAATTTCGTTTCTAATGAGTATTCAAAACTATTATTGGTAATAGCATCTGTAGTTGGGAAATAAAGCCCGTTTGTTGATGTAGTTAAACCAACCTGAGTTGTAAGACCAATATAATCTTTACCCTTATTGATAATGTAAACAGTTTGATTTGTTCCATTTTCTGGAATAGTAAAACTAATATCACCTGGTTCATTTCTTACGAATATTCCAGCAAATCCAGAAGGAACACGAAGTTCGACTTCTTGGTTTGTTTTGAATGGATGATTTGGTATGAATATTCCTTGGGTTGGAACAGAAACAGTCTTAGGTGCTTTACCTACATGGTAGTCAATGTTTATTTGTGTTCCAGTTTGTAATCCAACACCAATAGATTCGAATGCATTGAAATAAATTTTTTGATTTTTTTTAGAATTTAAATAATCAACTTTAAGTGGAATTGAGAAGAAAGTATTCTTAACCTCAACAATATCTGAGATTGTATGTGATAATCCAACAAGTCCTCTCTTAACACGGAGAATATTTTCATCACCAAATACATTAAGAACTGATAGAGTTTCCGTTCCAATACCAATTAAAGACCCAGAAGTTACATTTGATGGTAAAGATGCAATGTAAATATCAGTTGTTACACCAGTATTCTGCGTAACTACATCGGTTAATCTAGTAAATTGTGAAGAAACTCCAACAGTGTGAGATCCAGTTAGGTTATTAACAAAAGTGGAAATACCTGAAATTTGAACAATATCTCCAGCAAATAATTCATGAATATCATTGGTGTAAATTCTTACGGAATTTGAATTTTCTCTGGTAACAACAGAAGCATCATACTCCAGATATTCAGTGGTTAAAGATTCAATTTTGGGACCATAAATTTTAGATACTTCAGATTCTGCACCACCACCACCACCTGTTCTATCATTGTTATAGTTTAGTGTGTTACCAACTTTATAGTTGTTTCCTGGATTGATGATAACAAAACCATCAACAGATCCTTTAGTTACAGACTCAACTTTTGTAATTTGATTTACTGGATTGTTAGACTCAAACAAGAAATCACTTCCAGAATATACTTTTCCAGTTCTATATGGGAATGTATTTCTAACTAGAGATGAATTGTTAAAGTCAAATTTTTGATCTAAGATTACATTAGAAACTTTTGATCTATAAGTATCACCAATAAAGTATGGGAATTCTGGATCTAATTTACCCGTTGCAATATTTGTTGATACACCAACATAGTATGCATAAACACCATTAGGGAATTCGGGTGTCTTTGCATATCTTCCATTATGAACGTCCAAATCTCCACTATCATCAAACTTATAATCTTCGATGAAATAACCTAACTCAAAAACATCCAAAGATGGACGATTTACTACATTGGATGTAGATTCTGTATACCCACTGATCAATCTTCTTGTTTGAGAGTTGTTATCATTGGGATCTGAGAATCCATATGGACCATAGATTGGGTTACCATCATTTGCCCAACCAATAACTTTTGAGTGCTCTTCTTCAGTATTAGAATCTAAGAAAGAAGATCCATCTCTGTCGGTAGAGTAACCAACAACACCATAGGATAAATCATCTTCATAAGAAACTAATACTTCATCAGAAAAACGCTTCAAATTATTGACATTTAAATATCTTACGTTTGATTCTAAAACTGCATTTCTTCCCGGCGGTTTTACTTTAATAGAAGTTCTTCCTTCAACATATCCAGTTCCACCATTGATAATTATAACATCTTCAATTCTTCCATTATTAACTACAGATCTTAAACGAGCGCCAACACCATCACCAACAACTTCAAGATCTGGTGCAGCATCATAAAATCTTCCACCATTCTGAACTTCAACCGCAACTAGTTTACCTCTTTTAGTGATTGGTTTTAGTTGAGCACTTAGACCAGTTTTCACAGTAGTCTTTGGATTTCTATGGAAATTCAGAATATTAGATCCATAATCCGTTCCTTTTTCATATACATAAACATCAACAATTTCACCTCGAACTGTTGGAGTTGCTACAATAGTGCTAGCAGCACCACTTGTTCCTGCAGCATACTCTGCATTAATTGTAATCGTAATAGGTGGATATGAAAATGTTTGATATCCTTCTCCTGAGGTTGATCCAAAACTTACATAGTCTCTTCTATTAAAATCAGTTGTTGCACCACCAACTGCTTGTGCAACTTGGAACTGCGAATCGTTTAATTTTAAAATTCTGTATTGAGTATCACTTGATAAACCAGATATTGCTGAGGTTTCAAATGTATAGTTTATCAAATCTCCATCATTAAATCCATGATTTTCAAATGTAATAATATTGGTAATGGTTGATATTCCGATAGGATTGACTCTGAGAGTTCTGTTTTCATATCCAGAACCACCATTTATAACTTTAACTTCAGAAACAACGTTTTGTTCATCATAAGTTCTAAACTTATGAATACCTCCAGTATTAACAGTGGTAAATCCAACAGTGTTAATACCAGAATTATAATCATCAATACTTCTATAGAGATAGATTGATCTAGTATTAATTAATTGTGGATAGTATATTCCACCATTTACCAAAGTTTCATTTTGATCTAAATTAGATCCACCAAAAGATCCAATACCTAGATTTGCATTTCCGTTTGAACTGTATACAATTCTTTGGCCGCTAACAAGATTATGCCTCTCCTCAAAAGTCAAAGAGTCATTATCAATATCAATACCTCCAGTTGCTGCCACACCAACCCTGGAAGCGTTGAAATCTAGTTCTCTAAACTGTTTGGATACAACTGCTTCTAAAACTGCTCCTTGCCCGTTTCCACCCTCTATGGTGGTAGACAATACTCTATTGATATTAAAGTTATGTGGATCAACAATAACTTCTTTGATAGATCCACGAACACATGCTTGTGCTTTTGCAGTTATACCTGTTCCAACTGAAGGATCTGAAATTTCAATCGATGGTGGATTTATAACATCATAATCGGATCCACCATTTAGAACCTTAATATTCTCAAGTGGACCATAATAAACTCTATCATCAGACTTGTAATTATGAATTTCAACACCATTAATTAGCACACCAATAGGACCTGGTTTAGTTGGCGTGTTAATACCTGATTGAATATTTGGAATTAACGGAATTTTTGTTAATGATTTCTTTGCTTTTAGATTTCTACCATAATGCTGTTTTAATGTGAATACATGTTGCGTATTTACATTGAATGATGTTCTATCAAACTGAACTACTTGATCAGTTCCGATGAAAGATCTAGCATTGAATAGTTTGATCCTGTTCTTTCTATTTGGTGAAGTATCCTTAATAACCTCAACATAATAAGTTCTACCAAAAGATAAACCAACAATAGGATCATTATTTCCGGAATAGATTACTTCATCACCAGTGATAAAAGGAACATCAGTTGAGAAGGATAGAATTGAATACTTACCAGTTGTTGCAACAAATCCTTGGTAAACATCACCTAGATTTGTTGATGGGGTGATATCAACAGATGAGTATGAAATATCTTTTGTGATAATATAATCAGGAAGAGAGTTTGATGCAACATACATATTCTCATCTTCTTCATTATAAGTATTTTGAACATTAGAGAGGATTTTATTCGACTCTAATTGAACCCCTGTTGAAGATACATAATCAAACTGTTTTCTAATACTAAGATTTCTATTTGAGGCAACGGTAATATTTTTGTTTAGTTGAACCTGTCTGTTATTAATCGAAGTAACTTCTGCATCAGCAACGACAATATTCTCAGCATTTCTATCAAGAATATCTACAGAATCACCAACCTTCAAACTTGACTTATCTGGTGCTTCATATAGATTAATCGTATTATTTACAAAACTTTCAATTTCATATCTGGTTTTTGTATTGTATATCCAGGTATTGAATGCAAATTGTTTATAGCTCTCATTAGTATTACGAATACTCTCACCCAAATTCTTAACGGAAATTAGATCGTCTTCAAATAATAAATCATAGGATTCTTTATTCTCAATGTCAGACATTACGCCAGTAACTCTGAGAACTACTTTCTTAGAAAGGTCACCATCACCATATCCATAAATTGTATCTGGATTAGAATATGCTAGTTCACCATTAGAAATTGCACTATTTACACCAGTACATCCAAAGAATTGATTAACACTCTTATCCGTATAAGATACGAGGTTGTCACCAACATTAAGAACTCCAGATTGGTCAAATCCAATAGTGCTATCTACAGTAATAACAGAAGATCCAATCGATACTGGATCAGAAACTAAACTATTCGGTGTAATATTGAAAGTTCCTTCAATTAGACTTTTTTCATTATATCCAGAGAAGAGTAGTATTTTATAAAATGTTTTTCTATTTCTTGTTATAATTTCAACTTCAGATACAGGACCAGTTGCAGTATCTCTAGAGTTGGAGATCATTTGACCAACCAATCCATTTGGATCACCAGAAATAACTTCTGTAACCAGAACTCTTCTTCTAATATATTCTGCAGTAGAAGGCTTGAGTAAGAAGTCCTCTAGGTTAATAACTCTTGGAACTTCATTGTAGAGAATTGCAAACAGAATTCTGAAAGATTCTTCAGTTCCTTTACTCTGATAGAAATTTTTAATTTGTTTAATGAAATTATTAACATCAAGATTGCTATCAAAGTTAACATCTTCAAACCCAGGAGCAAGAAGATATTTTAATTTTCGATAAAATTCACGGAGAAATAGAGTGCTTAGATTTTTAACTTGTGATCCACTACTATGACTATCTGAAGAAGATGATGTAAAGACTAATTCTTCGTTATTTAAATTATCTCTATAAGACGTAATTCCACTAAAACCACGAATACAACCAGTGAAACTATTGGTTGTAATTCCAGTATATGTAATAATTTCATTATCGATCTTTAAAAGACCATATTCTTTTGGAAAACCATTGGTTGTGCTTACGTTAATGGTAGTATCCGTTGTTGTAACATCAGAACTGATAGTTACATGATCATTTAAAACATCTGGTGTGAGATTGTTGAGACTTAGATATTGATCTAAATTTTCAACAATATCGACAGTACCTCCCTGAAATTCCTGAGAGGCGTAATATTGCTTTAGAAAATCTACTGCCTTAGGATTTTCTGTTAAAAGAAATTCTGGTAATTGATTATCAATGACTTGCTGTATTTTTACCCTAGCATCAAAACCAGTAGTGATCATATTTCCTCTCGATTACCTTGTTATTTTTCCGTTTAAGTAACTTGATTTCACTGGGAAATTGACTCCAGAAATTTGCTCTCCAGAGGCAATCGTATCCTTAACCATATTTATAGTGCTTTTTGAAATGTCGAAGATTAAATAAAGATCTTGTAGACCAATAACGTCATTAGAATCTGGTGTTGCTTGAATTTCAACAATATTATCTGGAAGCTCAGTTGATATAATATTAATTGTGTTTACAATGATTTCTCCCTTCTTATAATCAATAGTTCCAATAGACTTTTTAACAACTTCAAAAGTATCAGGATCGAGAGTTGGTTTTACGATTGAGAGAATACCAATATCAGTTTCATTAGGAACATCAAGGAAATATACAATATCTGGATCATCGGCAATCTTAAATCCAGTGCTCTTAATACTTGCACCATCTAACTTCTTGAAGAATTTGTTACCAAAACAAATCTCATACTGTGCAAATGTATTAGTAATACAATTCATATTTCTTCTCATCTTCACTTTCGTGATGTTGGAAGTAATTGCTGTATCTACGTTATCAATAATTTGTAGAACTTTACTATACTTGAATCTTCCACCAAACTTATTCATATCAACGTTTGATGCATGTTTTTCAAGTGCTGATGTAATATTAGTTCTCAACGATGGAATATCAACAACTCTAGATGCATCATAGAATACATCACTTTCAATCTCAACAAATAGTAGTTTGAGATCAACTAATTCCTGTTTTACACCAGATACAGTGTATTGTTTTAGATCGTTTAGAATTTGGTTTTTGGCAAAATCTGAAATAGAATATCCATTTTTTGGTTTGATACTAATCAAAACCTTACCAAATTCTGGTGGATCCAATTCTTCACCACCAACAACAGAAACAGATTCCGTGCTTGGGAAGACTTGTTGTATAATTGCCTCGTAGTCCCTCGCAGTTACTGCTCTATACTGCGAAGAATATACTCTAGGGGCAAAATACTTGATAGAACTAACTTGCTCTATGTCGCCCCCTCCGGTGGAGGATTGAACAGTGGATACAGAAACTGTGTTTGTTGGACTGATTAAAATCCCATTACTATCAGTCGTGGTTCCTGCATAAGAAAATAGTGATGGACCATTACCATTAGTTCCATCAGTAACGATATAACTTACTTTAATAACATCACCAGTTGATAATTTCTTACCAATAATTCCATCACCAAAGAGAAGTTCATACTTTTCATCTGCTACTTCTTGTATCAGATAAATTTCTGAATCTTTATTGATACTAATAATATTATCTACTTGCTTATATTCACGTGTTCCAACTCTAACAACGATTGTATTTGTATCAATATTAGAATTGTTTAAAATAAATCTTTGATCCTGTGAATTATCGACTACAAACTCTTTTGTTAGATATGTTCCCTGATATACTTCTAGTTGAGAAAATGTTGCCTGATTATTGACAATGCTTGCTGATATATCACTAGGAACCGAAAAAACATACTGTGTATTATCAACGGCACCAACACAAACAAGTCCTGCTTTTAGTATGAGTTGTGCCGCTGTTGATGAAGTATCAATTGTGAACGATATAGTTGCTTTTGCCGCCGTTTTTGATCTAGGAACATAACCAATATTACGTGCAAGAGAAACCACATTTTCTCTCAGGGAGGCAGAATCCAAAAAGGATTCATTCACAACCATATTGGAGTTGAATGCTGTGATATAAGTATTATATGCCAGTGTATCGATCAGAACAGAGAAATTCGATCCTTCAAAATCAAAGTCCGTGAAATCTGAGTTTGCACGAAGATAATCTTTGATTGAGGTTTTGATCTGATCAAAATCTAGATTAGTAAACTTAGTAAAAGGCATTATCTTATCTGGTTGCCTCTAGGATGAATGTAAATTGTTGTGGCGGAATCGCTTGCCCAATAATATTAAATGAGATTGTAATCTCAAAAGCATTTTGATCTGCTCTTGGTAATACATCCACATTAATATTGTTTATTCTTGGTTCATAATTTTCGATGGCAGTGATGATTTGCCTTTCGAGTAAAGATGCCGTTCCAAAATCAACAAATTCAAACAGACTAGTCTTTACTTCAGAACCAAAAATAGGGTTAAAAAATCTCTCACTTGGTATAGTCTGAACGATATTACGCACAGATTTCTTAATTGCATCCGCATTTTTAATCACGAGGATATCATTAGTTACAGGATGCCTATCAAATGACAGACTAATATCCTTAAATTCCCTAGATATCCTCTGAACCACAGTTTTTTGAGATTTTACTTATTTTTATTTATACCCTCATCCAGAAATCTTACCATAATATGGTTCTGTGCCATATTCCCAATCATCATAGTCCTCATCATTACGAATCTTTTCATGAAGTTCGTTTTGTTGCACAAAATCGTGCTTTTTTGGTGTAATATCATCATTTGCTATCTCACGAAGCATCTTTTGATGTTGATGATTTGCCAGATTATCTAAAAAATCGTGATTTGCACTCATTTCTTGTTCTTTATAGTAGTCAGTAACGAGTTTTGTGGTTCCCCACATCTCCCTCATGTAGTTCTCGTTTCTATCGACAGGTGAATTGCCCATTTTAGCTCCTGATTTACATGAAATCAGAACTTTTAGAGGGGTTGCTATCCCTTATTTTTATTTATTTTCCTCTTCTTCACGCTCTTTTGACGTTTTCCAGTAATATTCTTCCTCACGACCCATTCCAAGACGTTCATATCCACTTTCGACCTGATAATATTGAGTTGAAACCTTAAAATCTGGCATTTTTGGTTCTTTCGGTGTCAGACTATTATCAAAAATACGGAGTCTATTGTTTGGATACAGTGCATATTGCCCATTTTCTAGTTCAATTAGGTTATGAGACTTGTGTTCGGCAGGATTTTCACTTGTTGCCCAGTCGACCATGTCTGGATCACGGTGATAATTGTCGATTGTGCAGACATATGTACCTTTTTGAATACCGTGATCGCGTGTATAACACTCAAAATCCATCGAACCAATAAATTTTTTATCAACACTTACCACACCATAGTCCATACAGTTCCAAAACTGTAGATTTGGTAGGTTCATATCTGGGTCTGGTGTCTGTGGACGTGATAAAAAGGCACTGATGGGTAATTTATCATACATTGCCGCATATTCGGGTAAATACGTCTCAAAGTAAAAAGCACGCCCAGGTATCGACTTTGCCGATACCCAGACGCCCTTGACAAATTCACCCCATCCACTTTGATGGTCGGTTAGATATTCTTTACGAACCCATACCTCAACCGAAGGTAGATTGGTGATTAAACAACTCATGAGATTTGAAAGGTTATTTCTTTAACTTATTTAACCTTTACCCTGTCCACGATAAGGTTTACGTGCCTTATTGCGAGACGACGCGGCGTACTTGGTGCCATTCCCTGCTCCTTGACGAGTTTTCTTCGGCGCACCTACCACATAACCACTCTTGTTCAGACCTGTTTTTGCTTTTGCCATTGACCGTTTTCTCCAATAATTAAAGTTTCAACTTCGCCCGCTTTGGGACTTCCAGTTTGATAATACTCGATGGCAAAGTCCTCCATGAGATCCATGTATTCTTCTTCCGAGAGACCTTTGAAAAGGACTTTGCCGTTTCGTATGACCGTGTATTTGTCCATCAGATTACGCGAGTTTTTTCGTGACCGACTCTGATACGAGGATCACACCAAATCTCAAAACCTGCTGCAATCGCATCGAGACAGAATGATACATCCTCTCCACACATATCTTGAACCTCTCCAGATTCGAATACTTGCATCTTCGGTGCAAACCATGGGTATTTGATACCTTCATTCTCAAACACTCCGTGTTTAATTAGAAGCCATCCAAAACCTGTGTAATCTACCGTGAATGGTTTGCGACGCTTTGCAATACTCTCAAGAGTTTCATGATTCATCACACCTCCATTGGTTCGGAAGTCATCCTCCTCCAACCAATGAGCAACTGATGTGGTATGACCATCCTCTGTGCAATACCAACCTGCTGCAATATCTTTTTCCATTAAAACAAGTTGCCAGAACTTTTCAGTATTAAACACAATATCACTATCAATCCACAATTGATAATCATACTTTAACTTACCATCCCATGGTTTCTGATCGGGTCCCCTAAGCACATTGGCTCCAAGACACTTGCATCGTGCGAAGTTTACCATCGAACTGTAATCCTGTGAAATCTGAATGCTCGCTCCTGCTTGCACTAGATCAAAACACAGTTGCACAAAGTTCTTCAAGTATGTGTATGATACTCCTCGTCCAGGTAGACAAAAGACAACACTCTTGCCTTTTACAAGTTCCTTCGCATACTCGTAATCCCATTCCTGAGTTGCTTCCTTAACGGGCGCTTTTGCTTTTACTGTAAATCCTTTAGCCATAATTTTGTCAACGTTGAATTTGAATCGATTCGTTATTAATTATACTCCTTCCTTAGGAGTAAGTCAATCACACTCCGTGATTACTATCGCATCTCCATCTACCTCCATGTTTAATTGAGTTCCCTCATACCAACCGTATTCCGAAATGATCCATTCGGGTATGATAATAACATACTCCCCTGTGACTGGATCGACCTCTATGGTTGTTATATTTTCTCCGGGATTTTTTTGCATTTCATTGATCTTTTCCATTGCTTTTATATAGCGAAAAATTTTTTTTGTGAGAGGGAAATAGGGATCGCGTTTTGGGTCGTTTATAGCTTAGGGAAGTTAGGCGTTTTTATATACGGGGGCGGGGCACGGGGGGCGACACATAAGGGGGCATAATACCCCCTAACTGCTGTTCACGAACGAAT